TAGCTCTAAAGTAATACCTTGTACCGCTAATTGTATGATGACAAATATCACCCACCTGATAACGCTTAGTACTGTCATATACAGCATAAGCGGATGCCGTTAGTGTAACTGTCTTTCCTGCACCCTTCTCATTAGGTTTAAGCGGTAATGTTGGAGTAGTCACTTCTTCTAAAGGTGGGACATAAAAATCAAAAGGATCATATGCCCAGTTCGTTAGATCTTCTGAACAACGTAACCAAGCTAAAGGATGTTTGCCATGTGCGATGAAGAATTGATAGCGATTCTGTGTATAGCTAATTTCTTTAACATCTTGAGCTGTATAAGGGGTTGATAGGTTTTTAATTAATATGCCATTACTGTCTAATACGTCTATTTGATGAGGTTTAAAAATAAGTAAGTAGCAAATAGAGTGACTGATAATAAATGGCAATATTCTAATTGCATCTGTTGCCGTTGTTAGCGCTTCTGTACCACCTCTTCGTTTTAGTCCACCTTCCACAATCGGAAGGAAGTTAAGCATCTCTTTTGTGCCGTTCCTATACTGCTGTAGATCCGTTCTCATCCATATATGAGGACTTAGTTCGCCTGAAGTGAAGTTATTTTTAATTAAATTGATCTTAGCCATTAGCGACCTCTGATCAGTGTGTAATCTGTTTCTGTGAAGAATTGTTGTGATGGTACTTCTTGAGCTTGTGTTGCTTTAGCTTGCTTTAATAGCTCTTGGCATTGCATGTAATAACTGTCTGAAGTGCCTTGTGATCCTGTTGTCGCTTTCGTTACTTTGTAAGCGAGGTACAAGACTAAGCATTCAATAAATAGGCTGTCATAGCTCTCTTCATTTTTATTATCGAATACATATACAAGGTTAAGTTGATTTGAGTTGCTAAGTAGTTTGTCTGTCTCGACTACGTAGTCTTCCGTGTTGGTATTGATGATTCTGATTAGATCATCGGGTAGTTGAAATTGATATGAGTAATCAAACTCAGGTTGTGTTGAGATTGGATTTAATTTAATGCGCTTGGTTGCACATTGGAATGGATGAAGTCTTAACAATGCTTTACGTGAACTATCATAGACTGTTTTCATACGCCTAGCTGTAATTGTATTCTCTTCAAAGCTTGTCATTGAATCAGCACCAATCATGAGTAATGCTTGATTAGCTATGTCTGTTCTAGTCGTCATTGAGCTTCCTTAATTCTATATAAATATTTGTTATTATTAGGTATTGAAAGCCCCCTACCCTGTTATAGATAGAAAGCTTTAGTTTTTCAATTAGCTTTATTAATAGAGCTATTAAGATTTAAATTTGAAAGCAACTACTTTCTTTTCATCACTTCTCGCAGCTCCAATTGCCTCTACGTGCCCAATGCTGTGGAAACGGTTAGCTGTCTCTACTTCTACAATCTTCAATGGAGAGATTGAATTAGTTGCCACTTCAACTGCGGATTTTGTATAAGCGACACCTGTAGCTGATAAACCATCTGCTGCACGAATACCTTCGTAATGAACCCACTGGAAACCAAGAAAATTTGACACTTCTCCACGCTGCAATAATTGCCCAGCAAGGTAATCTGCACTTGTAAGAGTAGGATCTGCAAGTAAGGCATTTAATAGGTCGCTATTGTAGGTCACGTAAATTTGCTCATCACATTCGTTTTCCATAAACTTAGTACGGATGTCGATAAGAAGCTGTTTAGTGATTGGAGCTGCTGCATCACCTAAGATTTGAGTAGCAGGAAGAGCTACGTTTGTATAAGTGTCTGCACCAACTTCTTTACGAGCTACTGTGCCAATTAAAGCGTTATAAACTACTTTATCGACCTTGCGATTCCACTTGCTATGTAAGCGTTGTAATAGTTGATCTTGTGGTTGAGCCTTAAGTTTGTATAGGTCCTGAATAGCTAAACGTGTGAAGTTAGGGAAGTCATTCATTGTTGCTAAACGAGAAGCGAATGAAGCGTCTGTATACTGAGTCTCACCAAAGCGAGTTAATGTACTGAACTCATCACCTAAAGTACCCATCTCGTTAAGAGTCCATGACGTACCAGTGATAGATCCAATATTAGTAACTGTTGATAATAGTTTTGATTCTTTCTGCTCCAAGAGGGCTAAATATGTATCTGCGTACTGTTTAACAAATACGCTATCAATAGTGTTATATGACATTGTTATTATTGTCCTTATTTTTATTTTATAGATTTATTAATAGAGCTATTATTAGCTCTTTATTATTGTGTTTGTAGAGCTAGTTGTTGTTTCAGTTATCCGTATCGGGCTGATAAGTTGAATACCGTTCCTATGCTCTACATAAGGACTTGGTATGGCTTTAAGCTTTATCTGATCGCCACTTCAGGAGCTATTTGTTTATCGTCTTAGGCTGTTGTAATACGAATCAATCTGAGCTTTAACAGACTTATGATCAGGATGCTTCACATTAAAAAAAGCGTCACTACGCATTAAAGATTGAATATCTGTACTAACTGGTGTGCCGTTATTGATTGGCTTGTCTTCTGTCATCTGTGAACCGAAGTAGGAAGCCATTTTAATAAAGGCTACGTTGTTACCGATCATTGGATCATTGATCTGTTCGTCTGTAATACCACACGCTCTAGCAGCTTTAACGGCATTAAAGATATTAGCTTGGTACTGATCACCCCATTCTGATTGAAGTGTCTGTACTGTCGTATCTGTGTCGATCTGTGAACTATTTGATACTAGATCTATTACACGGCTATCATACTCACTCAAAATAAAGTCTAACTGCTTGTTAGTCAGTCCTTGAGCATGAGCTGATTTAAGGAAGGAGTTATTGCTTTCGTCTTTCTTAAACTCTTCAAAATCAAACCCATCACGTTCGATCTTATATTCATCTACTGTTTTTGGAGCAACTTCACCAGTACCGACTTTCTTCTCTAGGTAGCTATAAGATGAATGAATCTTAGCTACAGTGGCTTTATAGTCTACTGATCCGTCTTCTGCCGTTACTTTAAATTTATCAGGAATAGCTGTTTCATTAGAGCTATTATCTACTGTACTTAATACTGTAGATGCTGTTGTATCTTGTTCAATTGTTTGTGGTTGTTCTAAGTTGTCTGTCATTCTTTTTCTCTTTTTTAATTCGTGTTACTTCGGTTGTTCTGCTTCTTTAATACGAGCCAAGATATAGTTGATGACATCCTGTTTACCTAAATTAAATGCAGTCTGTGTTGCTGAGTCTTTATCGAATGCTAGTGGTACGTGAAATAGTAAGATAAGTTCATCTAATACTTCGATACCTTCTTGGCCTGTAAAGACTCTTTGATATTTATTACTGTTCAAACATTTCTCCTAGCTGTTCAGGTGTAAGATTCTTTGCTTGATCCTTAGCTATATCTAAGCCTGTCTGACCAACTTGTGACATAAGAGCTTGCTGCTGCTGTTGCTCTTGCATAGCCTGTTGTTGTTCTTGTTTGGCTTGTCTAAGTTCTGCTATCTCTTCATCTGTTCTAATTGCTTCTACAGGTACGGATAATGCATCTGCCATAACTTGTACCATTGCATCTAGGTTTAGGTTATCCATCACTGTCTGATCAATCTGAGCCATTTGAGATACGTTCAGCATTAAGTTTTGAATCGCTGTTACCCATTCTAGTTTTTGAGATGCAGCCATAGGATTGATGAAGTTAAAACTGATACGTGAAGCTTGCATAAGCTCTTCAGGCGCAGAAGGAAGTACGCCAGATCTCATTGCTAATCCCCAAGTACGTTCTAGTAATACTTGTAAGTATTCTGATTGCATACGAGAGAAGATTGAGCCTAATTGGTTTCGATAGACCTGTACTCTTGCTTGTACTTCTGTTGCTGTAAGTGGTTGCGCTCGATTGTCACTGAGTGCATCTGACATCAAAGTACGTTTAATCTTCGCTTGGAAGTGTTGAAGGAAGTCTAAGCCTAGTCCTACTGAAGCTGATCCTGTATCTAATCGTTTAATCGCATCTACTGAATTGGCTGCGATAATTGCATTAGGTCGAATACGAAGTGTATTAGGATTTACTACACCGTCGTGTTGACTGATCCACAAACCACCCAAATTAAGTTCGGCTGTCTGTAAAGAGAGCTTCATAATCTGATTAGCTGTCTTAGCATCACTGATGACCATAGATCCCATACCAAGACCATAATGACTATCAGGTATCTTCTTAAACCTACTTACAACACATGGGAACTCTTCAAAACCTGATTCTTTTAAGATGTGCTTTGAGTTCGATTCAATTGTGTATGAAGCAATAGGCATTGTTTTTGAAACACGTTTACCTTCTTCACCTTTAACCAGCTTACTGTCTCTAGGGAAGATGGCTTGAACAAGTGTAAATTTCTGATCAGGTTTCTTTTCTAATGCTGTTTTAACTTTGTCTGATACGTTGTCTATGCCAAATTCAGATACGATCTGTTCTGCTGATAACTCAAATTCTCTATAGATTGTGTCGATTAATCCATTTGCTTGTGTTGAGCTGACATAACAATTGCCAATAGACCAGGTATTGAAAGTAAAGCCACCTTTGTCTCGATTGGTATCTGCATATAATACTGCCCATCCTGCGACTACTAAGTCTGTAAGAAAGTCTGTTACTTCACTATCAAAATTAGATGCATGAATATTTCTGAAAAGGAATTGATCTACAGCACTTAACCATTGTTCTCCTTCAGTCAGTTCTGAAGGTGTATCTACACCGCTTGGAACTGATTTAAACCAAATACTAACAGGGCTAGTAGTACCACTAACAATAGAGCTAACAAGTAGTTGTATTCCTTCTACTGCTGTAGTATCAAACAGCTCTGTTCTCGCTTGTTTTCGTTCTGTTTCTAAAGCTATTGCTGATACATCTGTAAAGCTTTGCTGACGTTCAGGAGCGCAATATTTATAACAATCTTTCCAATGGGCTTCGTGTTTAATTCGATCTGATTTCAATTGACTTAGGCGTTTGAGTATTTGTTGTGCCTTCATCTCGTTATTAAGTACCTGTTTTGGTTTTAGGTGCTACAGAAGAAAGGGCTGTTTCTGTCAAACTGCCTAATGCTGTGCTTTGTTTATTTTTACGTCTTACTGCTGAGTTCTCATTTGCTTCTTTCTGTGCAAGCTCTTTGGCTTTTCTTTCGATTTCGGCAGGATCTTCTTGTTTGACGACTTTGGGTTTACTTGCCATAGCTGTGTTAATACCTCTATTATTATTTATATTTGTTGTTGGGCGTTCCTAAAGGTCGAGCCTGTTGTCCTTCGGATCAAGCCAAACGGTGAAGCTGTTCGTCTTGAGCAAAGCCAACGTCTCTAACGCTGTCTAGGTACGACTTATCGTTCTCTTTATTTATGATGTTCTTGTGGTATCGAATTGATAAAAAGCGTATGCGATCACTACACCTCTCACAAAATGCGTGTGCGTGTACGTGCGTACATAGGTATATAGAAGGGAAGTGATAGTGATTAAAAAATGTTGTTGGTTTCAGATCTAATTAAGCTGTATCAAACTCAGTAAGCTATGCAGTCTTTTCTTTAGTTCTAGTTATTGTTGTACTGTAGTTCTGAATCTGTCTTACTTGAATAGATGTCTCTTTTTTTGAAAGGAAGTAGTATGTCTGTTTGAATACAGATCTTATTTAGAGTTATTGATAGAGCTATTAAAAAGAATAAGCCATAATAGAAAGAGAAAAACTAGAATTGCTTAAAAAGGGGGAAGTGTCTGATAGCCTACCGAGATAAGCTATAAGTAAAGGATGAAATAAAGGATATATAAATGACTGACCTAGTTTAGTTGTTATTCTTATTCAGCCTAAGTCGTTCTAAATAAGTAATGAGACTATATCAGAATTATTTATATTTGTCAAGAGCTAAATACTATATGTTGTGTTTTTTACTAATTTATACCACTATATATTGTGTTTTATAGGTTGGCTTGAGCTGTAGGGCAGGTTATAGTTCAGTATAGCATTCTGTTCCTGAACCATTAAATCCTATCTTTGGCTTATAGTGGTATTCATTCATTTCTGTTTTGAATTGTACTTCCATGTCATAGACGGCTTCTGCTGTTCCAGGTAGTTCTAGCAGGATCTCCCATTCATATGGCATACTTTTCACGCTGCCATATCGAGTCAGTATGTTGTTGACTGTTATACCAAGTTTATAGAACGTCTCTTCTTTATCCCAACATCTAATTAAGTAGAAGATAGGTTGGCCACCATTTAAGGTAGCTTGGTCTAGGAAGGATTGTCGTTTGCATCCTTTAATTTTCATTATTATTATTCTTAGATAGTTGTTTTAATATTTGTTGTTGGAGAGGGGAGTACTATGACTGAAGATGAAGAGCTTCTTATATTGGCTGAACAAGCTCAACATGAAGAAACAATACCTGTAACGATTGAAGAGTTAAAAGCAGAAGTTCAGAAAAAGTTAAATAATATTGAGACAAAATAATAGCCCCCAAATTGAGAGCTATTTCATTTAAGCAAGATGTTCACGGACAAGTTGAGGATCAAGGATAAACAGTTTTATCAGTGATTGTGCTGCACCTGAAGGTCTTCTTTTACCCTGTTCCCAAGACTCTAAAGTACGTTTAGAAATGCCTAAGATTTTGGCAAATTGATCTTGAGTGAGTTCTGACTTTCTTCGTGCAAGTAAAACAGATGTTTCAGTAATCACAGTTCTTTTTGCTGCATTATCTGCAAGCATGTCATCAATACCTTGCAAAATTTCAGCTTCAATATCTCTCGTTGCTTCAAAAGCTTCGAGTTCTTTGTCAGTCATTAAACGAGTCATTGAGTTTCTCCACTAATGCTTGCAGGGTTTTCTTACTTAACTGCACAGTTTGTTTTTTACTGTACAGGGTTAATAACCAGATCTGACCATTGGCTAAACGATTAAAGTAGATGACTCTCACTCCTCCACTTTTACCACGACCACCGCTAGTCCAGCGTATCTTACGAATACCACCTGAATTAGGTTCTACATCTCCTGCATCAGGGTTAAGAGCTAAGAATGTTTTAAACTCTTCGTATTCTTCCTGAGTCCAGTAAACAAGACAGTATTTGGTAAATAATGGGGTTTCACATATGGTATACATAGATTGAATTTATACTACCTTGTCGTAGTTAATTATATACGACTAGTATTATTTTGGTTCTGTCACAGGCTTTTCAGCTTTCTTAGTACGTGGTTTAGATAGTTTATTAGCTCTATTATTAGATGTTATTTTATTGGTTTTAGGTTTATCTATACCTATCAACTTAGATTGCTCTATGACGATTTTAGAAGCATCTAAAGCATTAGAAATACCAGTCTCATGGGTAGTAATAGAAAACAGATCAGGGGATTTGTAATAGTCCTCAAATAAGCTAATAGGGATAGTAGGTGAGTTGAAGATCAGCTTTAGCTTTGTGGTATCTGTAAATTCTGGAATGATGTCGTGATATGTGACGAATACAAGCTTCTCAGCTTGATAAATTTTATATACTGAATACATGTTTAGTTCTCTTTTTCTTTTAAATTATTGTTATTTCTATTGGTAGTTAAATATAACTATTTGTTATATAAAACAGATACATATAT